TTGACCGTTACCTGGGTGGTAAGATAAGAACTGCTGTAATACTTGATTACTTCTTTGTACATGTAGGAAACCATCCTCAAAAATAATAGGCTCCATAATAGCGTTACCATCCTGCTCATCCTCGAACGGACTCTTTTGGTTTCTTGCGTAACGAAGGGGACGGTTAATACTTTTGTCCTCATCAAAATATAATAATGGTGACCTGTGACTGTGGTGTGAACTTAGCATCAAAGATAATGGTGCTACATCACGTAATAATCTGTAGCTTTTAGCTACTACTTTTTGTTTTGTTTTCATTATATAAAATTTAATTAAAGTTAAAAAAAAGGGGAGGAGTTTAACCCTCCCCTATCTTATTAGTTACTAATCTTGAAACAAGAAGAAGTTGTTTGCACCTAAAGTACATACAGCTCTTTCTGACAAGAAGTTAACTGTCATTGCATCTAAAGAAGATGTTCTTGCACCACCAGCTGAACCAGTAATCCAAGTTTTGTAACGTCTATCTTCAGTTTCAGAAGCTCTATAACGTACATGTAAGAATGGACGTTTAGCGTTCTTACCTAAGATTTGGTCATATACTGTAGTAGAACCTGCAGGAACTAACATTCCGCTAATTTTACCACCAACTAAACCACCACGCATTGTTGGGTCGTTTAAGTATTTCCAATCTGATTTGTAGAAATCATAACCTCTACGGAATCCTGTGAATCCTAAGTTAAGAGCCATATCCTCATCGTTATCGAAAAGACCATATGAAGTACCACCCGCTCCGTAAGAGTTTTGTGCTGCTAACATATCATCAATATCGAAAGAGAAGTCTCTGTTTACAAAGATTACATTTTCCTCAATAGAACCTTGCTTATCAAGACGTTGTATAACGCTATCGAAACCTGCAAGAGTTGTTGGGTTACCCCCACTCCATACATTTCCTCTGTTGTTTACAACATAGAAGATACCTTCTGAACCTTTATTACCTACTGTAGTGTCAACTGCTTGTGTTACTACACCTGAAGCTGCTGCTGCTGGAACTGCTTCCACCATAGCTGTCTCTAAATAGTCTTCAAAACGTAAACGAGTTTCGTGCTCAGACTTCATATACCATAGGTATCCTGTTCCTCCGTTTTCAGTAGCAATCTCTACCCATCCAATCTGTGCCATATCAGAACCACTTACCTCGTAAGTATCCTTAATGATAATTGGAGAGTTTTCAAAGATAAAGTCTTGAGCCTCTAATGAACCTGACATTCCGTTTTGTCCTTTTCTAAATTCAGAACCATAGATGAAAACTGTAATATCTGAAGCTGCTGCATAAGCTGCTTGAGTTGCTTCGTAGTATGCTATAGTAAATGTGTTAGCTGCTGAATTTACAGAAGTTACAATCGCTTTATTACTAAGAGTTGACCCTGCACTCTCATCTGAAAGCATAATTGTTTGACCTACTCGTACTGCTACAAAACCATTAGCTGGAGCACTTGATGCTGGAGCTGGTGGATTAACCTGTGCAGCTAATACTGTAACCGTATTTACAGTTTCATTTCCTACGTAAGTTGCTAATCTACACCCTGTGTATTTTGTGTGTAATCGCCCCTGCTCTGCCCATTTGATAAGGTCTGAGTTAGAAGGCATCTCAGCACCAACCATTCGTAAGAATGATGCTACTGTTCTGTTTCCATAACGCTCGAATTCTTTCTCGTATGTATCTGGAAGATACTGATTCAAGAAATCGAAGTTAGTAATGTAGTTCGATGCTAATGCTACCTGTTGTGCACTAGGCTGTAAATCGAATCCTGGTGTTCCTAAAACTGCCATTTTTTAAATTTTTTAATAGTTTATAATTTTTTAATACTTCTAATTTTGAGTCCCTTACCACTACTCGTATCGCCTACGGTTCTAATCTTCAATCCATCTTTACTGAAATTCTGTGGGGTGCTCCTTACATCCATATTAATGTTCTTTGATTTTTTAGAAACATTATCTACAGTGTCAGTCATACCCTGATTGTAAAAGAATTCAGCAAATTTGTCAAGGTTCATAGCAACCGACATAGCTCTATGATATCCCTGAGCATCATTGATAAGACCTGACTCACTATCCATAAACTTATTTATGAAATTGTTTACATCAGACTGCTTACCCTTTAACTCAGTAGCATCACCAGGTTTGAAGGTGAAACTTTTCTCTCCGACATTGAACTCAAAACCTTTGAACTCATCGTTAAAAACCTCATCGGTTTTATTCAAAAAGTAATCGTACCTCTTCTTCTGTGCTTCACCAGCAGTGTTAGATTCCTCTATATAACTCTTCATTCTATCAAACTCCTCACTTTGCTTATCAGATAATCCACCCCCACTTGACTCAAGAGGAATGTTATACTTATCTTTTTGCTCATTGAAAAACTTTTTAGCTTTTACAAGTTCTCTTTTCTTTGCTCTCTCAATCTTCTTAATGTCTGACTCATCATCTAGTTCTTCATCGTAACCAAACTTATCCTCCATTAAGTCCTTTATATCCTCACTATCCAAACCTTCCTCGGTGTGAGCATAATACTGAGACAACAGTGTGTTACTGTCCATGCTATCATAGTCTCTTTGTAGTTTTACAAAGTCCTCAATACCACGACCAGTTTCTTTTTTGTACTTAAAGTACGCAGAAACATCTTCAGGCAAATCCTCGTTTGATTCTTGCGTCTCAAACAACTGGTCTACCGAGTCGATATCTCTATCGTATCTATTCTTAATATAAGAAAGAACGTCTGCATCATTTAACTCTGGTGCGGGAGCTTGTTCTGTTGGTATCTCTACCTTCTCAACTTCAGGCTCAGTATCAGTAGAGTCATCGAACTTTTCTTCGTGCTCCTTTAATAACTGCTCCTCAACTTCTACTGCCGACTTCTCGACACCTGTAACTTCACGTACAGTAAATTTGTTTTCTTCTTCCATTAGATTTAATTTTTACAAAGTTAATACTTATTTATTTTATTTATTTAAGCCTATCTAGGGTTAAACTCAGCAAGGTCAAACCCATCCAAACTATCCTCGTTTGACTCAAAGTTTATTGCGGGTAGGTTACGCTTACGCTGTTCAATCATTTGTGATTGCTGACTATTCCCCATACTTATACGTGCCGCCTTAGCGTCCTCTTTCTGAGTCTCTCTTGAGTCAATCTGTGACTGCTGTAGTCCTTGCATCTTCATAGCGTAGTTAAACTCTACATCCATCAGCCTACGTTTAAGGTCTGCTTCCGCTGACTGCTTCTCCATTTCAAACGCAATCTCAGCCTGCTTAACTTGTATCTTAGCCTGTATCTCCATCTGAGTTTTCTGCATTTCATTCTGTGCTGACTGCTGTTGTAGTTGCATCTGCATCTGACCTTCAGCCTGCATCTTTTGTTGTTCTTGCTGCTGACGTTCAGCCTGTGTCTGCTTACGCTTAACCTTTAACAGCTGGTTAGCCATCTTAAGGTTGTTAATAGTTCTAATATCAATAGCGTCCTCTAAGTCAATACCACCATTCTGTAGTGACATCTGTATATTCTGTTCAAGCTGTGCCTTCTCCTCTTCATCAGGACTCATCTCTACAAAAATACCAAAGTCATATAGATATAAATTTTTAATATCCTCTAGTATACCAAGGTTGTACTTTCCTATCTGCATAGCAAACTCATCTCTAAAGTCTGCATACTGTAATACATCTGCAGTTCTTATAGATAAACACTCAGCTAACGTTTTAGTTATATACAAACTTGCGTTTAGTATATGTCTTGTTGCAACGTTAGAGTTTAACGCTGCAAGCTTTTGAACACCAACCAATGAATTAGGGTCAGGCATAGAACCATCTCTAGCCTCGTTTAACCCAGTAACCTGTCTAAGCATACCTAGGTAGTGGTTATAGTTTCCTATAAGCATCTGCATCTTACTCTGACCGCTGTTAGATGTAAGCTGTTGTATAGGAACCCTAGCGTTATTAAACTCACCGTCCTGTGTGTAGCTTCTACCAATTACACTACCTGTTTGGAAGTATAACCTTAAAGCATCTTCAGGGTTGTATGCAGCCCCTGTACCCAAGTCTACTTCATTTAATCCATCTGCATCTATAAACACACCATCTGGTACTACCTTAGCTACAACCTGTTGTATCTTAAGGTGACTAATTTGAATAAGGTCTGCAAAAGGAATCATACGTCTAACTAAAGACTCTAACACTCCTTTATACATACGTGGTGCACACGCTACATAGTTAGGCATAGCAAACTGATTAGCTGAGTTAGGTCGTACCATGTTCTCCATCATATTCCATTTAAGGATTATGTTAGTTCCCATAACCATAACACCCTCATACCATACGTCAATTCTTTTCTCTACTCTCTCAAACTCACCCTCATCCATCATCTCTTGAGGTGGGTTAAAGTCATCTGTTTTCTCTACAGTCTTATATGTGCCCTCGGATACTTTTTTCTTTTTATATACA